ATAAAGGTGGAGACAATTTTAAAAAATTATACAATGCATCAGATGTCACTAAACGAAATAGAAATGGCCAGACAAAATCTGGTTTATATTCTTTGTTTATCCCAATGGAATGGAACTACGAAGGATTTATTGACGAGTATGGAGTTCCAGTATTCAATACTCCTGACATCGATGTGTTTGCCGCAGACGGTGAATTAATAGATGTAGGTGTTATTGATCATTGGCAAAATGAAGCTGATGGTTTAAAAAATGATCAAGATGCTTTAAATGAATTTTATCGCCAGTTTCCAAGAACAACTGAGCATGCGTTTAGAGATGAAACAAAAAATAGTATATTTAATTTAGTAAAAATATACGAACAAATAGATTATAACGAAGAGATGTATAGAACTCTTGGTGTTACTCAAGGTAACTTTCAGTGGGTTAATGGACAAAAAGATTCTCAAGTAATATTTTATCCAGATCAAAAAGGTAGATTTAAAGTTAGTTGGGTTCCACCTCAACAACTTCAAAATAGAGTTATATTAAAAAATGGTGTGAGATATCCCGGTAACGAACACATGGGAGCATTTGGATGTGATTCGTATGATATATCCGGGACCGTAGATGGTGAAGGTTCTAAAGGAGCGCTTCACGGACTAACTAAGTTCAGCATGGAGGACGCTCCAGCTAATAGCTTCTTTTTAGAGTACTTATCAAGACCACCTACGGCTGAAATATTTTTTGAAGACGTTTTAATGGCATTAGTTTTTTATGGTATGCCAATATTAGCAGAAAACAATAAACCTAGATTATTGTACTATTTAAGACGTAGAGGTTATAGAGGTTTTAGTATGAATAGACCTGATAAAGTTTGGAATAAATTATCAACAGCTGAAAAAGAAATAGGTGGTATACCTAACTCTAGTGAAGACATTAAACAAGCTCATGCAGCTGCAATTGAGATGTATATACAAAACCACGTAGGTATGAAGCAAGATGGTAGCTTTGGTAATACGTATTTTAACGCTTTACTAAATGATTGGGCTAAATTTGATATAAATAAAAGAACTAAACATGATGCTTCTATAAGTAGTGGTTTAGCAATAATGGCTTGTAATAGACATTTGTATAGACCTAATGCTGAAGTTCAAAGACCTAAATTAAACATAAATATTTCCAGATATAATAATCATGGAGCTAATTCACAAATAATAAAATAATATGGGATATTCTGGTAAAAGTTATTTTCCTAGTCAAGCTGTAAGTGATGCTGAAAAGTTAAGCTATGATTATGGTTTAAAAATAGCTAAAGCTATAGAGACTGAATGGTTTAATGACAGTAGAAATAACAGTAGATATAGAAACAATTACAACAATTTTCATAATCTAAGATTATATGCTAGAGGTGAACAGTCTATACAAAAATATAAGGATGAGTTATCTATAAACGGTGATTTGTCCTATTTAAATTTAGATTGGACACCTGTGCCTATTATACCTAAGTTTGTAGATATTGTTGTTAATGGTATAGCTGAAAGAACATATGATATAAAAGCTTTTTCTCAGTCGCCTAACGGTGTTGAAAAAAGAACTGATTACATGCAACGTATACTTAGTGATATGCAAATGCAAGAGTTTAACAATGAAGTAGACTCTAGGTTTGGTATTAACATGCGAGAAAGTGATATAGAACAGCTACCAGGTTCTGAAGAAGAACTAGGTATACACATGCAGTTGAATTACAAGCAAGCTGTAGAGTTAGCAGAAGAACAAGCTTTAAATGTTTTAATGGAAGGTAATAATTACGAATTAATTAAAAAACGTTTTTATTATGATTTAACAGTACTTGGTATTGGTGCTGCTAAAACTAGTTTTACAACTTCAGAAGGTGTAACTATAGATTATGTTGATCCTGCTAATTTAGTTTATTCTTATACAGACTCTCCTTATTTTGAAGATATATATTATGTTGGTGAAGTAAAAAATATATCTATAAACGAACTAGCTAAACAGTTTCCTCATCTTACAGAAACTGATTTAGAAGATATATTAAAAAACAAAACATATAACAGAAACAACAATAGAAGTAGATATAATTCAGATAAAGAAGATAATAATAAAATACAAGTTTTATATTTTAACTATAAAACTTATATGAATGAAGTTTATAAAATAAAAGAAACTGGTACTGGTGCTGATAAAGTAATACCAAAAGATGATAGTTTCAATCCACCTGAAAACATGGAAGGTCAGTTTTCTAAATTAGAAAGAGCTATAGAAGTTTTATACGAAGGTGCTTTAATATTAGGAACAGATAAACTTTTACAATGGGAAATGTCTAAAAACATGATGCGTCCTAAAAGTGATTATACTAAAGTTAAAATGAATTATGCTATTGTTGCACCGCGTATGTATAATGGTAAAATAGATTCCTTAGTAAAGCGTACTACTGGTTTTGCTGATATGATACAGCTCACACATTTAAAACTTCAACAAGTAATGTCACGTATGGTGCCAGACGGTGTTTATCTTGATGCTGATGGTTTAGCTGAAATAGATTTAGGTAACGGTACAAACTATAATCCACAAGAAGCTTTAAACATGTTTTTCCAAACTGGATCTGTAATTGGTAGATCATTTACAAGTGAAGGAGATATGAATCCTGGTAAAGTACCTATACAAGAAATAACAAGCGGTAGTGGTGGTAATAAAATGCAAGCTCTTATTGCTAATTATAACTATTATTTACAAATGATACGTGATGTAACCGGTTTAAACGAAGCAAGAGATGGTAGTATGCCAGATAAAAATGCTTTAGTTGGTATACAAAAAATAGCAGCTGCTAACAGCAACACAGCAACTAGACACATACTACAAAGCGGTTTGTTTATAACTTCACACATAGCAGAGTGTTTATCTCTTAGAATATCTGATATATTAGAGTATTCTTCAAC